ATAATAACACTTGGGAAGGCATCAAAGCGGCTGCAGCTACCGCTGGTGCTAAGTTCCCAGAAGTAGTAGCTGCACAATGGGCACTTGAGTCGGCATTTGGTACAGTTACTTCTGGTAAAAATAACTATTTTGGTATCAAAGGTCCTGGTACCGTTAAAACCACTTGGGAAGACTATGGATATGGTCCAGTTACCATCCAAGCTTCCTTTAAGGACTATCCAACACCGTATGACTGCATCAAAGAGCTTGTAGACTACTGGTATAAGGATTTCAAAACATATAAAGGTGTCAATCGTGCCAAAACTCGTAAGGAATGTGCCTATCTTCTGAAGTCTGAAGGATACGCCACTGATCCTGATTACTCACATAAGCTAATTAAACTCATGGATCAGTATGGCTAGTACAACTTACAACATTACACCTGGTAGGTATGACCGTGACATACCATCAATTGTTAACTCTAAGTTTTTAAATTCTGCTGCATCTACTAATGCAACACTTTTGAAAGGTTCTTCCGGTACTATTTACAATATTATTGTCCATAATACTGTTAATGGTGCAGGAAATGAGCGTCATTTACGTCTATATAACCTCAGTACTGCACCTAATGTAGGTGTTGATGCTCCTGTTTGTGTCATTTCTATCCCACCTAATGCATCAAAAGAGATAAACTTAGTCAATGGCATTACTTTTGATGTTGGTATTGGGTTTTCTTTGACCGCAGGTGAGCCACTTCTAGATGCTACTCCTGTAGCTGCTGGTGACATTCAACTATATATTGGGTATATCTAATGGTTGAAGCAGCTGTAGCAGCTAGTCTTGCTGTAATAACAGGGTTAGCAGCCCTTACTAATCGCATTCATAGGCGTATTGATGATGTTCATAGTCGTGTTACTGAAGTAGATCGTCGTGTTGACACTGCTGAACTAACAATGGCTAGGCATTATGTCTTTAAGTCGGACTTTGAGAACGCTTTTCATAAGATGGAGTCTCATATGATCCGAATTGAAGAGAAACTTGACCAAGTAATTATGAAAAATGGCTAATACAAAGAAAGCCACCGAAGATCAATTCAATGAACTCCATAATCTTGTGACTAAGGAATTCCTCAGTCGCATTAAGTCTGGAGAAGCTACCACATCTGACCTAAAAGCAGCATGTGATTGGCTTAAAACTAACGATATTAGCGGTGTTGCATACGATGGTAACCCGTTGGATAAACTAGCTAGTGTTATCCCTAAAATCGACCCTGAACTCGTACAAAAAAGGCTTTACGGGAGACCTACAGTATGAAGTACTGTACTCAATGTAGAGAACTTAAAAACCCATCAGAATTCCATAAGCATAAAATGGGTAAAGATGGATTAAGACCTACTTGTAAAGCATGCCGCAAGGCTGAACCTTATAACCCTAAAACCCAACTTAATAGATACCTTAAATCCACGTATAATATTACTTTACACCAATATGATGAAATGCTTTTAAAGCAAAACAATACGTGTGCAATTTGTGAAACAGATAATCCAGGCACTTTTGGAAGGTTTTGTGTAGATCATAACCACGAAACTAATGAAGTGCGTGGCCTTCTTTGTAATCAATGCAACGTAGGGTTAGGTGCTTTACAAGATAATCCTACCATACTTTTAAAAGCAGCTCAGTATCTTACTAATAAAGGTTATTATGGTGAAAGGTAAAACTCAAAACTACTACGACAAAAACCCTGCAGCTAACCGTCGTAGACTTAAACAACAAGCTAAATACAATAAATCCCGTGAAGGATTGAAGATTCGCGTTGCTGCAAACAAACTAAATAGAAAGCTAGGTACATATGGTAACGGTGATGGTAAAGATGCAAGCCACACTGGAACCAACAAAGGTAAGCTTGAATCCAAATCTAAAAACCGTAGGCGTCCTCGCATGGGAGGTAAATACGCCTAATGACTCCACTGCTTCCAAGTCCTGATCACTATTTACAAAACCTAATAACCATGACAAGTCCTGAAGCTAAAAGACTTTGGCGTAGAGCCATTAAGGAACATTTTAATTGTCAATGTGTTTATTGCGGAGAAACTTATGAATTACACGAACTTACTCTGGATCATGTTCGCCCTCGTTGTAATGGAGGGCAAGACCTTACATCAAATCTTGTACCCAGCTGTTGGAAATGTAATCAGGACAAAGGAAGCACTAACTGGCTCACGTGGATGAGAGCTACATTTGGGATAACATCCCGCGAATCACTAATTCTTCAACATATTAATTAATGGAACCTTTAACTTGGGAGAAGTGGCAAGAAAAAGCTAACTCTGCATATATTAAAGGAGAATATGGTCCTCAGCAGATGATTAAAGATTGGGGCTATCCAATTGGAATGTCTGCTGAAACTGATAAAATTGAATTTGCTAAAGGTAAAGTTAAACGAAAAAATCGTGCTCAACGTCGTCTTACTCAAGCTAAAGCTAGTGCAAAACGTTTTGAATCTACTCAAAAACAAACAGTAGGTGAAGATGTATATGGTAAAGGTGTTGTAACTCCTAAAGGTTCAGGTTTTGAAGAACATCACAAACGTGTTGTTTCTGTTTATGAACCTTTTTTTGAAGGTCTTAATGAAAAAGAAACAAAAGAATTAGCTCAATGGTTTGTAGATGAAGGGTTTCCACTTGGCAATGTTAAGGAAAACCTTGAAGGTTTAACTATTCCAGAGCATGGTCAAATTCACGATTGGATGAAACAAAATTACATTCAATCCGAAACTGGTAAACCTTTGATGAGCTTTAAAGGTTATACTTTAAACGAAAGATTTGCTCCAATTATACAATACCTTGAACAAGTTCAACCTGCTGTTGATGAGCAACTTCAAGCTATTATTTCTAAACGACCTACTAACCCTTTAGCTCAAACTGCTGTTACATCAACTATTCTTCAAAAAGCACAGCAAATAGCACCAGCTGCAGCACGTGTGGGAGCTGTAGCAGGAGCTGTTGCACCTATTCTTGATGTTGGTGGTGCTATTGCTAGTACGGCTGAAAGTGTAACAAGTCGTGATAAGCCAACTAAAGTTGCAGCAGGTATAGAAGCTGTTGGAGGTTATCTTGGTGCAGCGTCAGCTGTTGCACCAGTATTGGCACCTGCTGCTGTTGGTGTTAGTGCAGTTGGAGCTTTAGCTAAACGTAGAGCTGATCAATTGAGACAAACAGCTGCTACTTCACGTCTTTATGGAGCAGCTTTGGCTAAACCACCTCAAATTGTACCAACTCAACCAACAGAACAATTAACTGAATACCAACAACGACGTAAAGCAAGAACTGGTCGTTACTAACCCTCTCTCTAAGGCGTCTCTGTGCCCCTACAAGGCGCCTTTACCCACCAACATGATAGAACATACCCTAATGACTAAACAATGCCTTTCCTGTGGCGTAGAAAAGCCTCTGGATGAATACTACCGAAAAGGTAATGGCAGAACTGCTCATTGCATTGAATGTACTAAAATTAAAGTTCGTACAGAAGAGCACAGAGCATATCAACGTCATTATCAAAAAAAGAATACAAGTATAGAGCAAGCAATGCTCAATAGAAGTAAAAGCCGAGCCAAACGAAAAGGGTTCGAGCATAACATTAAATTAGATGATATCATTATTCCCGATAACTGCCCGTTACTCGGAATCCCGCTAATTAAAGGTGAAAATAGCGTTCAAGCAAATTCACCTACATTAGATCGAATTGATTCAAGTAAAGGTTACGTTAAAGGAAACGTTTGGGTTATTTCGTATAAAGCTAACACTATTAAATCAAATGCCACACCAGAAGAACTTCTCACCATCGCAACAAGACTCGCTGACTTTATTGCAACAAGACTTTAAACTTTTCCTTCAAGCTACTTGGTCACAACTAGACCTACCTTCACCTACTCGTGCTCAATATGCTATTGCTGATTACCTTCAATACGGACCTAAACGTTTGATGGTTCAAGCATTTCGTGGTGTTGGTAAATCCTGGATTACTGCTGCCTTTGTACTTTGGACATTATTTAATGACAAAGACAAAAAAATTATGGTAATTAGTGCTAGCAAAGAACGTGCGGATAACTTTAGCATCTTTTGTCAAAAACTAATTGTTGAGACACCATGGCTTCAACATATGCAACCTAAGTCAGACACAGCTCGTTGGTCACGTATTAGTTTTGATATTGAATGTGCTCCTCACCAAGCACCTTCTGTTAAATCAGTTGGTATAGGTGGTCAGCTAACTGGTAGTCGTGCAGACCTAATGATTCTTGATGACGTTGAAGTTCCTAACAATAGCCTTACTGAAATGATGCGAGAAAAGCTTCTACAGCTTTGTACGGAAGCCGAATCTATCCTTACACCAAAG